ATTGGTGAATATTTTAAGCCTTCCTCCAAAACGCAAACCCGATGAGAATTAGAGACACCACCAAATGCCGCATTCCAACTATCACGAACACGTGCAGGATTTTTAAGAGTACCCGGATGTTCAAGCACACCGCCCGGAGTTGCTCCGTTAGCGAAAAATTTCGCCCCATATTCCTCACAAGCTATTGAAATTCCGATGCTATTCTTCGCCATAGCTATTGGAGAATATCCGACCAACCCATCGAACCCCAATCCGGGAATATGAAGAATTTCGCTCGGTTTTAATATCACAGAGGAACCTTTCATAGTTTGAGCGTCATCTCTGATTAACTGATACTTATAATAAAGTTCTCCCCTTTCATTTCTGTCAACGGTCATTCGGTTCGGCATAAGCGGATATATAGCCATTACTTCACCTTTGCCGTTTCTGATTATTTGTGCATAAGCGTTGCCCCACAGGAGTAAATGTGTCATCATAGTTTCTCTGAAAACGAAAGAACACATTTCATTATTGGGTTCGTTGTGTAAAAGGAAGTATAAAGGGTGATCTACCGCTTTTTCTTTACTTCATTTATCGGTATATCTGTATAAATGTAAAGGCAGTCCTGCTACTGCTTCTGAAAGTACACGAACACAAGCATATACAGCCGTCATTTGCATTGCAGAACGCTCACTGACATTTTTTCCGGCTGTAGAATTGCCAAGATAGAAGCGGAATGCACTGCCGCTTGTTGCATTTTTAGGTCTGTCCCTCGACTTAAAAAGTCCTGATAATAAACGCATAGTGTAAAAATCTCCTTTTTCATTATATATGTGGTATATATGTGGTTCTACAAGAAGAGTAAACCCCTACCATCATAAACACTGCCGCCCTCATCATTACCACAGCGAATAGCACGGTCAAGAGCCATTATTGTGGCAATCGCTCCGTCAATCTTCTCTGTTGATTTTTCCTTATCGGCTTTTATATTTCCTGCCGGGTCTGTGCGGATACAGATATTATCGACATTCCAACGAAGAACAGGGTGACCACCATGTGCAATTTTCTTTTCAAGAACTAACTTCATCAATTCTTTTGTAGGCGGTGACATATCTTTAAAACCCTGTCCGAAGGGAACTACTGTAAATCCCATGTTTTCAAGGTTTTGTGTCATTTGAACCGCTCCCCACCTATCAAAACTAATCTCTTTTATGTTATATTTATTACCTAATTCTTCTATGAATTTTTCAATAAAGCCGTAATGAACGACATTTCCCTCGGTTGTCATTATGTAGCCCTGCCGTTCCCACAAATCGTATGGAACGTGATCTCGCTTAACTCTTAAATCAAGAGTTTCTTCCGGTAACCAAAAATACGGAAGAACTACATATTTATCGTCTTCATCTTCCGGTGGAAAAACGAGTGCAAAAGAAGTAAGGTCTGTTGTAGAAGATAAATCTAAGCCGCCGTAGCAAACTCGTCCTTTGAGTGTTTCTTCATTAATGGGAAATGCACACATATCCCATTTTTCCATTGGCATCCATCTTACCGCTTGCTTTACCCACTGATTTAATCGGAGCTGTCGGAATGCATTTTCTTCACTCGGATTCTGTCTTGCAGATTCACAAGCGTCCCTCACTTTATCAATGCCGACGGTTATGTTTAATGACGGATTTGCTTTAGCCCATACCTTTTCATCAGTCCAGTCATCATTTTCATCTGCACCGTAGATTACGGGATAAAATGTCTTGTCTATTTTTCTGCCCTCAAGAATATCCTTTGCTTTTTGATGCACTTCGTAACAAATGGAATGCGTATCGTCACCGGCTGTCGTGATAAGAAAATACAGCGGCTGCATACGAGCATCACCCGAACCCTTTGTCATAACATCAAATAGTTTTCGGTTTGGTTGAGAATGCAGCTCATCAAAGACAACACCATGAATATTGAATCCGTGTTTTGAGTAGGCTTCTGCGGAAAGTACCTGATAAAAGCTGTTTGTCGGTTGGTATATCAGCTTTTTCTGTGATGCGAGTATTTTTACACGCTTGTTAAGAGCAGGACACATTCTGACCATATCAGCAGCGACATCAAAAACTATACTTGCCTGCTGTCTGTCACTCGCACAGCCGTAAACTTCCGCTCGTTCTTCGCCGTCTCCGCAGGTCAGCAAAAGAGCGATAGCGGCGGCAAGCTCACTATTGTGTGTCGGCAAAAAAGAACGCCCCACCAAATATTGATGAGACGGTGAATCGACCTGTATGCACTGCATACCGCGATTTTTGATTTTTTCAATTTTATCTATGTAACGGTAATGACTTCTCGTTTTATGATTTCTCGGCACTCTGTTTTTTAGCTTTCGTTCAAGACCTGCAACAGGCATATCGTCAAAAGCGGTGAACTTTACATAATATAGTGTTTCACCTGTTGGAACTCTGCCACATTCGCTGCTCGGCTTAGTCCAATCGACTCGTTGTGTTGATTCGTCTGTAGATATTGAGTTTTTTATTCCAAGACTCCACAATAGCTCGCTGACACTTTCAGACAGTGCTTTTTCTGTTGAAGTATAAGCCGCCTGACCTTTTCGATCGCTAATATACCCGTCTGAATCCATCAATCCTTGCAATAAACGATAACGCTGTTCTTTGGACGAACGCAAATATTCAGTCGGTATTACCTTGTCGTGAAAAGATCGAAGAAGTATCTGCTTTAAATCATTAATTCTGAAAACAACACTGTCGCCTGTATTCTGCCATGCGTTTTCAACTTTGTGATAAGGCAGAAAATTTCCGAGAATTGTAGGAATATCACTCGTTTTTACTGTAATCTCTGGCTTTACTGCATTACCGTTACCAAGCCAATATCCCATAAAATAAGGTTCTATCGGCAGTTTTGTTTCGGGATAATCGACACACCCTGCAACAGGTATTCTGAACTTTATCGAGTTCCCTTCTTTAGGAACTCTTAAAAGCTCCTCTGTTGTCATAATACAGCTTTTTCTTTTACCATGCGTATATTCTCCTGCCCACTGATGACGAGCTCCGGCTTCAACAACAGCACCGTCTTTGAATGTTATTCTATACGCTTGCTCATCATAATCAATTTCACTTTTAGCAACAACATGACAAATATTTCCGTTATCATCAAACAGAGAGTCTCCAACAGCAATATCTCCCATAGTTGTAAAACCTTTAGGAGTAGGGATTAATGTGTCTAATGACAGGAGCTTCCCATTTTTCTTACTGATTTCAATATACGCAGTATTAAATTGTCGATACCCATCTGGTTTACGAACTCCAAACAAATCTCGAACAATTCTTTCCTGCCAATCTATTAAATCAAACGGCTTTCCTGCCCACGTTCCTTTTGTATGGCAAAGCTGCTCGATAAACATAACGGCAAAATCAGCCTCATCTTTATCATAATGCGATGTCGGCAGCATAAATTTTGTCGGCGTGTATTTCTTTAGCTTTCTTATATCATCACCCCCGGCATAAAAAATCAGCCGCATTACTGCGACTTTAAAAATCTATGTAAACGAGCAG